TGGCATTTACTTGTGACCAAGACGGAAATGCAACAACACATAGTTATCCTAGAAGTGGAAGTGGTGACCCGTATCTTGGAAAATCAATTGAGATAAAATCAGTTGGATTTACTCAACACACAGTAACCAATGCTCCATATAACGCTGAGACTGGAGATGTTACCTTAACAATAGCATCTCACGGATTTAGTAATGGTGATTATATTAAACTTTCTGATAACTCATTAACTTACAATTGTGTATTGGATGATAATGTGATTTCAAAATCTTACCCTAGAGCTGGATATGATTATCCAAGCGGAAGATGGTTAAGTATATCTGGTGTAACTACAAATACGTTTAACATCAATATAGGTGCATCTTCATATACAAACTCACATACATTTGTGACAGCAAGTATTAATGGAGTGCAAAGACAGGATGGTATCTTCACAATCAATGTAGGGGATGCTGGGAGTGCTTCTGGCTCAATACATACATTTGTATCAGCATCAGCAAACGCTGTAAAATACCTACCACAATCAGTTCATACGTTTGTATCTGCATCAGCTGGGGCAATTAAACATTTACCTCAAGCAGCTCATACATTTGTTAGAACTACTAAAAATTCAATAAGTACTATACCTGTATTGGTTCAAAATGGTGATAGTTTAATTAAAGTAACAAACACAACTCAATACTCATCATCAATATCAGCAAGTGGAGCTGAATTGGATATTATTACATCATCATTTAAGCATGTAGCTGATATTATTGAAAATGGTGTTGCATTTGTACCGGATTCATTAGCAAGAAACTATAATTACGGATTTGAATTATCTACACCAACTTTATTACATATAAGTTCTAAAGAACAAACAATTGGTACGGGTTCATATAACTTATCAACTCAAATTACAAACGTAAGTTCTTCTTATGGTACTGTTGTAAACGTTGTTAAAAACGGATTGAGTGTATTACCTACATTAGTAACAAATACATCATCATCTTTAAAAGTAACAAACGCAAATCCTGTAAGACAAGCAATATCTGCATCATCTTCTGATACTAATAAGATTGCAAGTGGATTTGATTTGATATTAAGTGTAATTGAAAACGGAACATCGGTTCTACCAACAATTATATCAAATACATCAGCAAGTATTAAGGTAACTAACACACCACAATTAATAAGTGGAAGTGCAGCTGGAAGATTGCAAGGTAAATTAATATCATCATCTTTATCTTTGGTAATTGATGTGTTATTAAATAATGGTACAAGTTCAATTGGGTTTAGACCATCAACATATCCGATAGCAAATACAAATTCAAAGATAAATTCGGCATATAATTTATTAATAAGTAACTCTAAATTTATAGTTGATGAAACTATTGCTTATATGAGTTCATCTTGGAGTGGATTTGCATATACGCAAAGTAAATGTGAAAGAGATTTGACTGGAATCCTTAGTGGTTCTGCATTTGACCTTTTATATGGTGGTAACTCAGCATCGTTGTTTAATGGTAAGTTCTATTTTGATTTCCCATCTCAAGCTACTGGTTCACAATTAGACCAAACGATTACTGCAATCAAGTACGCAAGTGGATTAGCAGAAAAGGTTGTATTGAATACTCCGTTTACACATATATCAGCATCACAATTGGTATCATCATCTGCATCTTACAATTCATTGAGAGAAAACAAAGGATTTATACAAAGTGAATCAATCGCATATCTATCAGCAAGTTGGGCTAAGCATGATTATAATGAAACTACTTGTAAGAGAGATATTGGATACATCATAGATGCAGTAGCAACTGATTTGTTGTATGGTGGTAACGAAAGAAGTGTAATAGCAGGTAGATACTATTATGATTATCCATCTCAAGCTACAAACGCACAATTAGAACCAACATTGACTGGTGTAAGATATGCAAAAGGAACGGCTATGAACGTAGTTGTTAATAAGCAGATATTTACAGCATCTTTGGAAGTTCAATACGCATACGATTTAATAAAAGCTAACAAACTATTCATACAAAGTGAAAGTGTTGCATATGTAAACGTTAAATACCCTAACTTAGATTATAGTGAAAGTAAATGTTATAGAGATTTAGGATATATCATTGATGGTGTAGCAACTGATTTACTTTATGGTGGAAATGAGAGAAGTAGAGATAATGCAGATTACTATTATCAGTTCCCATCTCAAGCAAATGAGTTTGGTTCGCAAGTAATTCAAACAACGGATGCAATTAAGTACGCAGCTAGAATAACAACGGCATCTATTAGTAGTACATTAATAGCAGCACCTTCTATCGTACTTAATACTTTAGAAAACATTAAAGTAACTAACGCTACACAACTTGTAACATCATCATTGTTTGGAACTGTGGCTGAAGCTAACGCAATATCGGCATCAATTTCTATTGTAGCAAATATAGTAAGAAATGGTACGGGTTCATTACCAACTTTAATTCCATATACAACTCAATCGGTTGATACTAATGTAATATACTCATATAATTTATTAAAAGCAAATATTGGATTTATTGTATCGGAATCAATAGCATATTTAAGTTCATCTTGGTCAACAGCATCTTATAATGAAGAAAGTTGTTCTCGTGACTTACGATTTATATTGAGTGGTTCGGCTGAGGATTTATTGTACAACGCAAATTCGGCATCTATATTTAATGGTGTATTCTATTATCAGTTCCCATCAGCAGCAACAAGTTCACAATTGAATCAAACTCTTGATGGAATAAACTACGCAAGTAGATTAGCACAAAATATAGTACAAAACGTAACTTATGTAACTGCATCAGCAATCGTATCAGCATCATACGCATTGATTAGAAAAAATAGAGAGTTTATACAAAATGAAACTATTGCGTATCTATCTTCTTCTTGGAGTACAGCATCTTATGATGAAGTAACTTGTAAAAGAGATGTTGGTCATATTATAGATGCGGTTTCTACGGATTTACTTTATGGTGGAAACGAAAGAAGTACAAACGCTGGGGTGTTCTATTACTTATATCCATCACAAGCGCAAGGTTCACAATTACAACCAACATTAGCAGGTGTTAATTACGCAGGACAACTTTCTAAGAATGTTGCGGCATCATTAACATTTGTGACAGCATCTCAAATAGTATCAGCATCGGTTAATTTGTTAAGAAAGAATAGAGAGTTTATACAAAATGAAACCCTAGCTTACTTAACTGCTAGCTGGAGTACATTTGAGTATGATAAAGATAAGTGTAAGAGAGATGTTGGCTATATATTAGATGGTGTAACAACTGATTTATTATATGGTGGAAATGAAAGAGGTATATTCAGCGGAGAGTTCTATTACAAATATCCATCTAAGGCAATTATTGAAGGAGATGGTGATGGTGTAGGACAATTAGGGCAAACAATTGATGGTATAAACTACGCAAGTAGAATAGCACAAAAGATTGTAAAAAATACATTGTTTGTAACAGCATCAGTAGAGGCATCCGCATCGTTTGATTTATTAAGAAAGAATAAATCATTTGTGGCAGCTGAAACTATCGCTTATGTATCTTCATCTTGGAGTAGTGTATATTATAACGAAGCAACTTGTAAAAGAGATGTAGGATATCTAATAGATGCAGCAGCAACGGATGTATTGTATGGTGGACAAGAAAGAACTGTGATAGCAGGGCAGTATTATTACTTATATCCTTCTAACGCAATTAATTCAGGCGTACCATCAACTCTAAATCAATTAGACCCAACTCTTACTGGTATCAGATATGCTGGAAAGGTATCCAAAAAGATAATAACCAATCCAACTTATTTAGTACCATCTGCATCATTATTACTAACAGCAAAATTGTTGACAGATAATAAAGAATTGATACAAAAAGAAACTATAACATTCTTAAGTTCCTCTTGGAGTAATTTAAAATATAATGAAGTAAGTTGTTCTAGAGATTTAGGATTTATTATAGATGCAATCAGAACGGATTTAGTTTATGGTGGTAATGAGAGAAGTATTGAAGCAGGTTCATACTACTACAAATTCCCATCAGTAGCAATTGTGGAAAGTTACGCTGATAATACTGGACAGAAAAAACAAACGGTAGATGGTATTAACTTCGCAAGAGGAATTTCTGAAAAGGTAGTAGCAAATACTTTATTAACTTATTTAGCACCGGCAACTAAGAGAAGACAGGCAGCTGAAAGATTAAAAGCTGGTAAAGATGAATTGAAACAAAGAGCAATTGGATATACAAATGGAGCATTTCCATATTTAGTATATAATGAGGCAAGTTGTTCACGTGATACTGGATTTATTGTAGATGCGTGTGTAACTGATTTATTATATGGTGGAAACGAAAGAGGAATCAGAGCAGCATCTTCATACTACGATGGTCAGTACGGAAGTGCAATAGCTGTGACTAGAGACCAGTTATTAGAAACATTGGAAACAAATCGTTATCTAAGAACTAAAGCAGAGTTTATAGCAGCTGGTGCACCATTGGAATCATTTGGTTCTTTGATTGTGGCAACTGGTATTGACTACTCTTATAATGGTAGTGGTGTAACATTTAAAGCACTTCCTCCAAATCAGGGTGGTAGTGGTGTTGCAAATCCATTATTTGAAATTACGGAATTGGGTGGTGGTAGAATCTTCTTCACATCCGGTAACGAAACTGGTGACTTTAGAATTGGTACTGGATTGAGTATTAATCAGGCAACTGGTACTTTGGTGGGTAGAACATTTAGTAAATCTCTATTCTCATTAGTAACTCCGTTCTCATTGGCACTACAAATATAAAAAAGAAAATAAAAAAATAAAAAAATGGCAGAAGTTTTTGTACCCTTAAATCGGTTTCAGTCAGTAGTAACAGGCCTGACTGGAGAACCTGATGAAATATATGCAACTCCGGCGGGTGTATCATCTATTGTGTTATCATGTCAAATTACAAACAATAGTTTGATAACACAACCTGTAACTATATTTGTAATATCAAATAAAGAAATACCCTTACCTGAATTTGGTAATGTATATAGTGGAAGTTCCTTTATAAGTTCTTCCGTATCTTTATTAGATTTTAGTGGTAGTTTTGCTAGTGCATCTTTATTACTTAATTCAAATAGACAATTTTTAAGAAAAGAAATAGCGGCATATACTGATAATCAAAATAGTTTATCGGAAACTCCATTTACTTTTATATCATCCTATTTTGAGCAAAATACTTTAGATGATGTGGATGCAATAAAGTATGATATAGTTAATAATACAACTATTAGAACAAATAAAGCAGCTAAAGCATATTTTGATAAAAATGGTGTATCTTTAATTGATTCAACTGAATATTCGGCATCTTTGTTCGCTTTAGATTATTTAAAAGTATTATCAAATCAAATTATAAAAAATGAATCAACAACAGGTTCGTTGGATTCACCATTATTATTTCAAAGTGGCGTTACACAATCTGTATTAAGTGGATTTACAAATGGCACAACTGCTGGTATATCAGCATCTATATATGTAGTAAATTCTTTAGTAGATGTTATAAAAGCTACAATTGAATCTCCTGTACTTGTTGAACAAGAAGCTGTGAGATTGGTTACTAACGTATCAATTCCGCCAGCAGATTCTTTATCTCCTGTTGTTTCTGGTAAATTAGTATTAGAAGAAACTTATGGATTTATTGTTTCTGGTTCACCTGAATTAACTGTGGTTCTTTCCTTGTTAGAAAGTGCAAATGAATAACAATAATATCATTGATTGATATTTATAAGGGATTCTCTATATTTATAACAAAGCTGGAAAGTAACGCATGGCAATTAGTAATCTATTAACAGGAAGGGTAAGGGTTGTAAGCCCGAAAAATGTAACATCTGACAGATATCAGTTTTTGGATTTGTCACAGGCCGAACCAAATTTTGGAGTCCCATCGTTCAGCGCATCGCTTTATGATAATCCAGCGATATTAGTTTCAGATTCCGATGGAAATAGAGGATTTGTTCAATTACCATCATCCACAAAATTAGTAACTGGTTCAATAACGGCATCTGTAACTCCTGAATATGGATTTCAGGTAGTTTCTGTAGATAGTGGTTCTCAATTTACTGGTAGTGTATTTGTAAGTGGAAGTATAACTTCTGATTTTTTCATTGGTGATGGTTCTCAATTAACAAATGTACAATCTACCGTATCTCCTAGAATTGCTAGTGGTAGTGCAACCGCATCTATTTCTCCTGATTTGGGATTGCAAATAAATGTTGATACTACAATATTGGGAAATCTTTATGTATCCCAATCAATAATTGCAGACCAACTTATTGTTAATTTAATCTCATCGTCTGTAATTTTTTCGTCTGGTTCTAATATATTTGGAAACACCGATACTAATATACAACAATTTACTGGTTCTGTTCAAATACAAACGGAATTAATAGCCGGATATGTAACAGCATCTTCTTTTAGTGGTTCATTTACTGGAGATGGTAGTAATTTATTTAATGTACCAGCCGAAACGGCTTTTCAAATAGCAACGGGTAGTGTAACGGCATCGGTTAATCCCGATTATGGATTTAGAGTAGAATCAGCTAATAGTGGTTCTCAGATTACTGGTAGTGTAAAGGTTAGTGGTAGCGTATTGGTACAAAGCGGTTCTTATTTTATTGGAGATGGTAGATATTTAAACAATATTTCTCTTGCAAATTTAGCAATAGATTCGACTAGAATATTTAGTGGGTCCGCAACAGCATCAATTTCACCATCGGAAGGATTTAAAGTAAATGTTAATTCAAGTATTAGTGGTAGTTTAAATGTATCACAATCAATTATAGCATCACAATTTAGTGGTTCATTTTCTGGTTCATTTCAAGGGGATGGTAGTAGATTAATAAACTTACCAATAATTACTAAAATAGCAAGTGGTAGTGTAACTGCATCGGTTGACCCAAACAATGGATTTGTAGTAACATCGGTAGCAAATGGTTCTACTTTTAGTGGTAGTGTATTTTTAAGTAGTGGTTCTTATTTCTCTGGTAGTGGTAAATATATATTTGATATACCATTCGCAAATTTAACAGGAGATACAATTAGAATATCAAGTGGTAATGTAACTGCATCTGTTAATCCTGATTATGGATTTAAAGTAGAATCATTAGTAAGTGGTTCGCAATTTACTGGAAGTATAAGTGTAAGTGGAAGTATAAATGTAAGTGGTAGTGTGACGGCATCATTCTTTGTTGGAGATGGTAGTAAATTATTTAACATACCAGCTTTAACAGCTGTATTAATAGCAAGTGGTAGTGTAACCGCTTCGGTAACACCTGATAACGGATTTGTTGTAACATCTGCAAAAAGTGGTTCTCAATTTACTGGTTCTATAAATGTAAGTGGTAGTGTAACTGCAAATAATTTCTTTGGCACGGCATCTCAAGCTGAAAACGCTAATTTATTAGATGGTTTAGAATCTACAACATTTGCAACAACTGGTTCAAACATATTTACTGGTTCTCAATTTATTACTGGTAGTGTAACAGCTAATTTCTTTGTTGGAGATGGTTCTGCATTAACTGGAGTAACGGCCGATGTTACCGCACGTATAGCAAGTGGTAGTGCAACGGCATCTATTTCTCCTGATTTTGGTTTAGTTGTAAATACAACTGTATCAGCATCTTCATTTAGTGGTAGTGGTGATGGTTTATTTAATATTCCGTTATCTGCATTTAGTAGTGAAGTATCTAGAATAGCAACTGGTAGTATCACAGCATCTGTTACTCCTGATTTTGGATTTAGAGTAGAATCTATTGATAGTGGTTCTCAATTTACGGGTTCATTATTTGTAAGTGGTAATATCCAAGTATCTTCTGGTTCATTCTTTAGTGGTAGTGGTGAGGGATTATTTAATATACCATTTGCATCTATATCTGGACAAATATCAAAAATTGCAAGCGGTTCTGCAACGGCATCAATTTCTCCTGATAAAGGATTTGAAATAAATGTAGATACAAGAATAACTGGCTCTCTATTAGTAGTTAGTTCTAGTAATTTCTTATCATCCGTATCTGCATCTGTATTTAGTGGTAGTGGTGAATCTTTATTTAATATTCCATTAGCAGCATTAGCAACGGAAGCTCTAAGAATAGCAAATGGTGATGTAACCGCATCTGTTTCTAATGATGGATTTGTAGTAAAAACTCCATTCTCTGGCTCTCAAATTGGTTCTAGATTTACTGGTAGTTTATCAATTAGTGGTAGTGTATTTTTAAGTAGTGGTTCTTTTTATTCTGGATCTGGAGAAGGGTTATTTAATATTCCGTTTTCAGCATTATCTACCGAAGTGTTTAGAATTGCAAGTGGTAGTGTAACCGCATCAGCAAGTCCTAATTTTGGATTTGTCGTAACATCTGCTGCAAGTGGTTCTCAGTTTAGTGGTAGTGTTAGCATTAGTGGTTCGTTAAGTGCATATGGAAATGGATTTATTAGTGGTACATTACTTGTAACATCTGCTTCTAATTTCTTTGATAGTACTTTAATTATAACTCGCCAATATTCTCAATTTAGTGGTAGTGTATATGGTTCAATATTTAGTGGTTCTAATTTCTTTGGACAATCATTTAGTGGTTCGCATATTGGAGATGGTTCTCAATTAACTAATGTAAATGCATTATCGGCATATGTATTACAATCTGGCTCATTCACAGCATCATTTATACCAAATACCGGATTAAAAGTTAATACAAATTTATTTGTTGAAAATGGTAGTGTAACCGCAAGTAATTTAAATTTAATAAATAATGCATATGTAGGAAATAACCTTTATGTAGAAAATAATATATACGCTAAACAAATATCTGTTCAATTTATATCATCATCGATAATTTATTCAACTGGTTCAAATATATTTGGAAACACCAATACCAATATCCAACAATTTACTGGTTCTGTTCAAATACAAACGGAATTAATAGCAGGATTTGTAACAGCATCATCATATACTGGTTCATTTAGTGGCGCATTTAAAGGTGATGGTAGTGGATTAATAAATATCCCAGCAACAATACCAACATTAATAGCAACGGGTAGTGTATCTGCATCTGTATCATTACAAAATGGATTTATAGTAAGAGCTTCTGAAAGTGGTTCTTTGTTTTATGGCAATGTTATTATTACTGGTTCTAAAACTGAATTAACTTCAAGTTTATTTGTAGAAGGTCCTACATTATTTAAAAGTGGTATATCTGCATCTGTATTTAGTGGTAGTGGTGCGGGATTAACAAATTTACCAGAAACTACTAGATTGGGTAGTGGTAATGTAACAGCTTCAGTAAATTCTAATTTTGGATTTATTGTAATATCAACCGATAGTGGGTCTGTATTTACTGGTTCTATTTTAATAACCGGTAGTGTAACAATACCATCTGGGTCTGGATATTTTAGTGGTAGTGGTGAAGGATTGAGTAATATTCCATTCTCTGCTTTATCTGGGGATGCATTAAGATTAGCAAGTGGAAGTGTAACAGCTTCTATTTCTCCAAATAAAGGATTCGAAGTAAATACTTTTACAAAAATATCTGGAAGTTTGATAGTATCATCATCCGGTCATGTAGTGGATGTATCCGATATTAATAAAGTATTTGATGTAACAAATAATGGGGCTTCGGCATATAATTTTAGTAATGCAATTAGTGGTTCGAACCCCACATTAACTTTAGTAAAAGGAGTAACTTATACATTTAATATAAATGCAAGTGGCCACCCATTTTATATAAAAGCGGCACCTGTAACGGGGACAGGTAGTACATATAATACAGGTGTATCTGGAAATGGAACACAGGTAGGAACAATAACATTTACTGTACCAAGTAACGCACCAGAAACTTTATATTATAATTGCCAATTCCATTCATCGATGAAGGGCACGATTAATGTTGTTGAAGAATATATAATACCAGCTACTATTGAATTAATTGGAGATGTGAATGTTACTGGAAGTGTAAGTATAACATTTGGTTCAACATTTAGTGGTAGTGGGGCAAACTTATTTGATATTCCATTCTCTGCATTTAGTGGAGATGCGATTCGTATAGCAAGTGGTTCTGCAACGGCATCAATATCTCCGATTAATGGATTTTTGGTAAATACTAAAGCACAATTTGAAGGTAATGTATCGGCATCAATGTTTACTGGTAGTGGTGCTGGATTATTTGATATTCCGTTCTCATCATTTACTGGAGATGCATCTAGAATCGCTAGTGCTAGTGTAAGCGCATCGGTATCTCCTGATTTTGGATTTAGAGTAGAATCATTGGAAAGTGGTTCACAATTTACTGGAAGTATAAATGTAAGTGGAAGTATTTCAATATCATCTGGTTCTTTTTATTCTGGTAGTGGTAGATTTATATTTGATATTCCTGAATCGGCATTATCATTCTCTCCAAATAAAATAGTAAGTGGTTCGGTAACAGCTTCTGTAAGTCCTGATTATGGATTTAGAATAGAATCAGTAGATTATGGTTCTGAATTTACTGGAAGTATTAGAGTATCTGGCTCTGTGAATATAAATAATTCATTGACTGTAACTAATTCGGTTATAGCAAACGAATTTAGTGGTTCATTTAGTGGTAGTGGTGCAAATTTATTTGATATTCCATTATCTGCGCTAGTACAAAATGTTTACCAAATAGCAACAGGTTCAGTAACAGCATCAGTAGACCCTAATATTGGATTTATTGTAAATTCAAACGCAACAATTACAGGTAGTTTAATTGTATCATCATCAACCACATTACAACAAGGTTTAAATGTATTGGGTAATGTAAATGTTGATACTCTTAATAGCGGTAGCTACGGAACTATTAATTTAAGTGGTTCTACAAATATAACTGGAGCATTGGATATTATAGGAGATGCTCATTTACATAATGATTTATATGTTGATGGTAAAATTATAGCAAACCAAATAGTTACTAATTTAATTTCATCATCAATAATTTATTCGTCTGGTTCTAATATATTTGGAAATGATGTAACAAACTTTCAACAATTCACTGGTTCACTATATGTAAGTGGTGGAATTGGTGGTGGAGTATTTTTAAATACTGGTTCAACATTTAGTGGTAGTGGTAGGGGATTATTTGATATTCCTTTATCGGCATTAGCAGAAAATGTTTATCAGATGGCATCTGGTAGTGTAACTGCATCTGTATCTCCTAATAACGGATTTAAAGTTTATTCATTGGATGTTGGTTCTCAATTCACCGGTTCGGTTTATGTAACAGGTAGTGTATCTGCATCATTCTTTGTAGGAGATGGTTCACAATTAACAAATGTTCCTGCAACGGTAGCTCCATTTATTGGTAGTGGTTCTGCAACTGGTTCGGTAACAAGTGGGGACCAATTTATAGTAACAACAGCAAAAACTGGTTCTCAACTTGGTTCTCAATTTACTGGTTCAATCGAAGTTAGTGGAAGCATTAGAGCAACTGATTATCTTATTGGGGATGGTACATATATTACAAATGTATTTGCACAAACATCTCCAAAAATTGAAAGTGGTAGTGTAACGGCTTCAGTAAGTCCTAATTTTGGATTTAGAGTACAAACTCCATTTACACAATCTCAAGTAGGTTCTCAATTTACTGGTTCAATTGAAGTTAGTGGAAGTATTAGAGCAACTCAATATTTATTTGGTGATGGTACGTTTATTACTAATGTACAAGCATCAGCAGCACCTATAATAGCAAGTGGTTCGGCAACTGCATCAGTAACAAGTGGTAATACATTTGTAGTAACAACTGGAGCAACTGGTTCAGCTATTGGTTCTAGGTTTACGGGTTCAATTGATGTAAGTGGTAGTGTTAAGGCATTTACATTTATAGGAGATGGTTCTCAATTAACCAATGTACAAGCATCATCTGCACCATTTATCGCTAGTGGTTCGGCAACAGCATCTGTACAAAGTGGTGATACATTTATAGTTATAACTGGTGCAACATCTGGTTCGGCAGTAGGTTCTCAGTTTACTGGTTCGGTAGCAATTAGTGGTTCAATAAGTGCATCCTTATTTGCAGGAGATGGTGGTGGATTATTTAACATTCCAGCTGCAGCATTGCAAGATCTTGAATTAAATAAAATTATTTCTGGTTCGGCTATAGCAATAATTTCACCTAATAATGGTTTGAATATTAATACAACAATATCAGCATCTCTTTATTTTGGTGATGGTGGTGGATTGTTTAACATCCCTGCAAATGCATTAACAGACCTTAAGTTAGATAAATTAGTTTCTGGTTCTGCAACAGCATCTATTTCACCTATTGATGGATTTAGAACAAATATATTTGCAGCAATTACCGGTGGTATTTATGTAACTGGTGGAAATTTTGTAGCAGCATCCGGTTCTACATATGTAGGAGATGGAAGTGGATTGACAAATATTAATATTGCAAACTTAGCATTTGAAACATCAATATTAAAATCAGGATCATTTACAGCATCTGTTTCTCCTAATAATGGATTTGTTACAAATGCATCTGCAAGTATTTACGGTAACTTATATGTTGATAAAGGAATTACTAGTTCATTTATATATTCTCCATATTTTACTGGTTCATTCAATGGTACATATACATTTAGAGGAAGTGGACCAACTGCATCTGCAGAATATGATATTTTAAGATATGATGAAGCTAGAGGATATTATATTCCTCAGCCTGAATATTCTGATGTTGAAACTGTTGGATTTAGTAATGTAAATATTTTAACAATTGTTCATAATTTAGGAGTTTTATATCCGGTTGTTCAGGTTTATCAAACTGGTTCTCAACAACAAATTATTCCAGCAACGATTGAATCAATTAATGCAAATACTATACAAATTACATTTAGTGGAACTGAAAGTGGACAAGTAGTAATTGGTAGTGGTGGTAGTGTAATTAGTGGTACGATTCAAGGTAATAGAGTAGTAGGAACTGTTAATTCCGCATCTTACGCAGTATATGCTGAAAATGCAGGAACGGCATCTACTTTACTTGGGTTGACAAATGAAAACGTACAACAATTATTATCAGCATCATTACAACCTGGTAATTACGTTTTATCATCGCAAACTGCATCAATGAGTGTATTAAGCTCATCTTACGCAGCAACTGCATCTTACGCATTGAATGCAAGTATTGATACAACATTATTTGTATTAAATTCACAAACAGCTTCAATGTTTGTGGGTACAGCATCTTTAGCATATCAAGCGATATCAGCATCATTCGCTTCCAATGGCGGTGGTGGTGGTGGTTTTGTTGATACGGCTAGTTTTGTATTAAATTCACAAACATCTTCAATGACGGTGTTGAGTGCATCATTTGCAACTTCGGCATCATACGCAGCTTTCGCAGCAAATGCTTCAAACGTAGATACAACAGCATTTATTAATAAGTACTTAGATAGTACTATGTTCGCAAACTTCGTTGTAACAGGAAGTTTTGGTGCTAGTGGTAGTGTTTATGTAAATAATTTATATACATCCTCTTTGTCATCTTATGTATTAACTTGGAATACAACAACTCGTCAATTAGAAGCTAGAGACGTAGCGGGAGCAAGTGGTACATCGGGAACATCTGGTACATCGGGAACATCAGGAACATCTGGTACATCTGGTTCATCTGGAAGTAGTGGTACTGACGGTTCGGCTGGTACAAGCGGTACATCTGGTACATCTGGTAGTGATGGTACATCTGGAAGTAGTGGTACGGATGGCTCAGCTGGTACATCGGGAACATCTGGTACATCGGGAACATCTGGTTCATCTGGTTCAAGCGGTTCATCTGGTAGTGATGGTTCATCTGGTTCAAGCGGAAGTAGTGGAACATCAGGAACATCTGGTACATCTGGTTCATCTGGAAGTAGTGGTTCATCTGGTAGTAGTGGTTCATCTGGAACAAGTGGTACATCCGGAAGTAGTGGTTCTGCTGGTACATCGGGAACATCTGGTTCTACGGGCTCAGCTGGAAGTAGTGGTACATCGGGAACATCTGGTTCATCGGGAACATCTGGTACATCTGGAAGTAGTGGAACATCTGGTACATCTGGAAGTAGTGGAACATCTGGTACAAGCGGCACATCAGGAACATCTGGTACATCGGGAACATCTGGTACATCGGGATATGATGGTTCATCCGGAAGTTCCGGCACATCTGGTACATCGGGAACATCTGGTACATCGGGAACATCTGGAATAAGTGGTACATCAGGTACATCCGGAACATCTGGAATAAGTGGTACTGATGGTTCGGCAGGTTCATCTGGTAGTAGTGGTGAGTCTGGAACAAGCGGTTCATCTGGAAGTAGTGGAACATCTGGTTCATCCGGAACATCTGGAAGTAGTGGTTCATCGGGAACAACTGGTTCAGCTGGTACATCTGGTTCATCGGGAACATCTGGTACATCTGGTTCATCTGGAAGTAGTGGTTCATCTGGAAGTAGTGGTAGTAGTGGAACATCTGGTTCAACCGGTTCGGCTGGTTCATCTGGGTCATCTGGAACGAGTGGTACATCGGGAACATCTGGTAGTAGTGGAACATCGGGTTCAACTGGTTCAGCTGGTTCATCCGGTACATCGGGAACAAGAGGTACATCTGGTACATCTGGTTCTTCGGGAACATCTGGTAGCAGTGGTACATCGGGAACATCTGGTAGTAGTGGAACGTCTGGTTCTACCGGTAGTGATGGTACATCTGGAAGTAGTGGTTCATCTGGTTTAGATGGAACATCTGGCACAAGCGGAAGTAGTGGAAGTAGTGGTACATCTGGTTCATCTGGAGTAAGTGGTACGGATGGTACATCTGGTTCATCAGGAACATCCGGTTCATCGGGTTCATCTGGATTGAGTGGAACATCTGGTTCATCTGGATTGAGTGGAACGAATGGTACAAGCGGTTCATCGGGAACATCTGGTAAAGCTGGTACAAGTGGCTCATCGGGAACGTCTGGTAGTAGTGGTACATCCGGTAAAAGTGGTTCATCTGGAACATCTGGTTCATCTGGATTAAGTGGAACGGATGGTACATCTGGTAGTAGCGGTTCGTCTGGAAGTAGTGGTAGTAGTGGTACTGACGGTTCGGCTGGAACATCTGGTTCAAGCGGTACGGATGGTTCGGCTGGTACAAGTGGCACATCTGGTACAAGCGGTTCATCAGGTTCATCTGGAAGTAGTGGTAGCAGTGGTACGGATGGCTCAGCAGGTACAAGCGGTACAAGCGGTACATCTGGTTCATCTGGAAGTAGTGGTAGTGATGGAACATCTGGCACATCTGGTTCATCTGGAAGTAGTGGTACTGATGGTTCAGCTGGTACATCTGGTAGTAGTGGAGAAAATGGAACATCGGGAACATCTGGCACAAGTGGTACATCTGGTACAAGTGGAACATCTGGTGAAAGTGGTACTGACGGTTCATCTGGTAGTAGTGGTATTTCTTGTTTAACATATCTTTTATCTAATGAAGATTTTGATAATCCAGCAGTATTTGATTGGACACGATGCGATTTTACATCAGGAGACCAAATAACAATAAACCCTGGTGACCCGAATGTAGAAATTTGTGCAATTGGAGAATCTGTTGTATTAGCAAATGCACCATATGGAACAATAAATTTAGTTGGAGCATGTAATGGTACATCTGGTGTTGATGGAATACCTGGATATACTCCTGAATTTGGAGTAGATTATTTTAATGGTACTGATGGTTCATCTGGTTCATCCGGTTTAGATGGATTGGCAGGTTCATCGGGTTCATCTGGAACATCTGGTACAAGTGGAAGTAGTGGTTCATCGGGAACATCTGGAACTAGAGGTACAAGCGGTTCATCTGGTACAAGTGGAACATCCGGAGAAAGTGGTACATCCGGTAGTAGTGGTACATCGGGAATATCTGGTTCAGCTGGTACATCTGGTACATCTGGTACATCTGGAAGTAGTGGAGAAAATGGTTCATCGGGAACATCTGGAATAAGTGGTACTGATGGGTCAGCCGGTACATCTGGAATAAGTGGTACAGCTGGTACATCTGGAAGTAGTGGAGAAAATGGTTCATCGGGAACATCTGGTGAAAGTGGTACATCTGGTTCGTCTGGATACTCTGGTACTGATGGTTCAGCTGGTACATCTGGTACATCTGGAAGTAGTGGAATAAGTGGTTCATCTGGAACTTCAGGAATATCTGGTACAAGCGGAAGTAGCGGTTCATCTGGTACATCTGGTGAAAGTGGAACATCTGGTTCATCTGGAATAAGCGGTAAAGATGGTACTTTTGTTGGAAGTAGTGGTTCATCTGGTACATCTGGTACAAGCGGAACATCTGGTGAAAGTGGCTCTGCTGGTACATCTGGTACATCTGGAACATCTGGTATTAGTGGTGCTAGTGCAACATCAGGAACATCTGGTACAAGCGGAACATCCGGAGAAAGTGGAACATCTGGTTCATCGGGAACATCTGGAACAAGCGGTATTAGTGGTGCTAGTGCAACATCGGGAACATCTGGTACATCGGGAACATCTGGAGAAAGTGGTACATCTGGTTCATCGGGAACATCTGGAACAAGCGGTATTAGTGGAACTGATGGTACTTATTTTGGTACAAGCGGAACATCAGGAATATCTGGTACAAGCGGAACATCTGGAATAAGTGGTACTGATGGTTCGGCTGGTACAAGCGGTACATCTGGTACAAGCGGTATTAGTGGTACGGATGGTACTTATTTTGGTACAAGCGGAACATCTGGTACAAGCGGAACATCTGGTACATCGGGAACATCTGGTGAAAGTGGAACGGCTGGTACATCTGGAACATCTGGAACATCTGGTAAAGATGGTACATACTTTGGTTCATCTGGAACATCGGGAGTAAGTGGAACATCTGGTACATCGGGTATTAGTGGAGCTGAATCAACATCTGGTTCATCGGGAACATCTGGTACGTCTGGTAAAGATGGTACATTCTTTGGCTCATCTGGAACATCGGGAGTTAGTGGTACATCTGGTACATCAGGTATTAGTGGGGCAGAATCAACATCTGGTTCATCAGGAACATCTGGTTCATCTGGTAAAGATGGTACATTCTTTGGTAGCAGTGGTACATCTGGAGTTAGTGGAACATCAGGTACATCTGGTCTTAGTGGAGCTGGAGCAACATCTGGTAGCAGTGGTACATCCGGAACATCTGGTGTTAGTGGTTTAAACGGAACATTCTTTGGTAGCAGTGGTACATCTGGAGTTAGTGGAACATCAGGTACAAGTGGTATTAGTGGAGCAGAATCAACATCGGGTTCATCCGGAACATCTGGTACGTCTGGGGTAAGTGGTAAAGATGGTACATATTTCGGTTCATCAGGAACATCGGGAGTTAGTGGTACATCTGGTACATCAGGTCTTAGTGGAGTGGCATCAACATCTGGTTCATCTGGAACAAGCGGTATTAGTGGAACTGATGGTACTTATTTTGGTACAAGCGGAACATCAGGAATAAGTGGAACGTCTGGTACATCATTCTATGGAGTAACATCTGGAACGTCTGGAATATCTGGTACATCTGGTACATCATTCTATGGAGTAACATCTGGTACTGGTGGTTCTGCTGGTACATCTGGAACATCTGGGTTTTTAACTTTAACCGGTACAACTGATAATGGTATATTAACATTAAATGGAGCACAACCAAATGCAAGTGTTGAAGCTAATTTAACATTTGATGGTAGCTTGTTGACAGTAGCTGGAGCAGTATCACCAACAACATATAGAGAAACATATTCCGATTTAGGAACTGGTGGAGCAACATTCTCAATCGATTTAAGTACAGCAAACAATTTTAAGAAAACTGTAAACGCAAATGGAACGGTTACAATAACAAATCCACCAGCTGGAAAAGCATTTGGATTTACACTAGCATTAACAAATGGTGGTGGATATACAATAGCTTGGACTAGTGTTAAATGGGCTGGTGGAGCACAACCAACTCTAACAACATCTGGTACGGATATTATTGTAATATATACTTATGATGGAGGCAGTACCTATTATGGTTTCTTAGCCGGAAAAAATATGATATAATAAGTTATGGGAATAGCAAGAAGATTAATACCTAGCGGAATGGCAGAACCTTTCAAATTTACAATAGCAGTTGGTGCTGGTGGTTTATTTACTTTACCATTGAATGATTATAATGGATTAACTCCAAACTTTAGTGTAAGTTGGGGCGATGCTACTTCAAATAGTATAACAGCATATAATGATACTAATAGAGCACACACATATACATCAGCTGGTACATATCAAATAGAAATAACTGGATTCATGCCATCATTTGCAGTTGATAATAAAGCAGCAATAAAAAGTTTGATTACATCTGTTGATGCATGGGGGACTGTTGGTTTAAGAGTTATCAATTTTTATGGTTGTAATAATATTAGTACTCTACCAACTGATTATATTGGATTGACTGATGTTGAGATATTTTCAAATTTTATGCGTTCAACTGCTATAACAACAATTCCTTCAACAATATTTTCAAATTCAACACAAGCATTATCTTTTACGGATATTTTTTCATTTACAGCCATAACAAGTATACCATCTGGGTTGTTTACTAATAATGTTAATGCTACTGATTTTGGTGCTGCATTTAGTACATGTCTTTCTTTAGCAACATACCCATCGAATTTATTTGATACTAATATAAATGTATCTGGTTTTGCTGGTACATTTAAATTATGCAAATTATTAACATCACCATTACAATTTACATATAATACTGCTGTAACTGATTTTTCTAATTTATATTTTCAAAATACAACAACAAATAGTATGTCTGGTACGGCACCATCACTTTGGACTAGAGTTCCTCAACCATATGGAGTGGGTGCATTTAAAAATTGTACTGGTTTATCAAATTTCGCATCAATACCTTCAAATTTTAAATAATTATGTATTTAAGAATTATAAACGATACTATAATATATCCATATACAATTCAACAATTAAAGTTAGATAATTCAAATGTAACTTTTCCTGAAAATTTAACTAATGCTGTTTTACTTGAATGGGATATGATTAGTGTTCAACCAACAGTAAAACCAAACGATTATACAAAAAATATTTCCGAAGGAACTCCTGAATTAATAGATGGTACATATAATCAAGTTTGGAATCAATCAAACGCATCTGAAACGGAAATTAATATTCGTATAGAAAATAAATGGATAGAAATCAGAAATTTGAGAGACCAATTACTTTTAGAATCCGATTGGACACAATTAGCAGATTCTCCGCAAATTACAAATAATGACTGGAAAACATACAGACAATATCTTAGAGATATTACCAGTCAAAGTAACCCTTTTGGCATAAGCTGGCCCACAAAACCTTAAAAGGAAATTTATTATATTTATACCTATAACAAAATTACGGATATAAATGAAAATAAATAGTCCCATTTTTTCAGGCTCAATAACGCAAGCAGTTAATGCGTATGCTACATTGAGTGGTTCGTTTACGGGCTCATTTACAGGTTCATTTAAAGGAGACATAGATGTTCAGCAAGCATCCTTTGATTATTTAACAATTGGTCAAAGATTAATAGTTAGCGGAAGCTTAATTGTTACTGGTTCTGGAAATATAATTGGTCCATTAAATATAACCGGTTCTACTAATATATTATCTGGCTCGGTGAATGTATTATCTGGCTCGGTAACAATAGAAGGTGTAAGTGTGTTAGATACAGCTTTAGCATATGCTATCGCATTAGGATAAAAATAAAAATAAATGGCAAATACATTTAAAAATAGTATAAGTGGTTCAATTGGTACGGCAAATACAATTGTATATCAAGCACCAGCTGCTACATCAACAACTGTAATTGGGATGAGTGTTGCAAATACTAACCTTAATAATAATATTAATGTTAGTGCAACTTTAACAAGTGCTGGACAATCTAAGACGGTATATGTAGTTAGAAATACTACTATACCTGTTGGAGGAAGTGTAGTCTTTGTTGGAGGTGACCAAAAAATAGCAATGAGTGCAGGAGATTTTATTTCGGTACAATCTTCGGTAGCGGCATCGGCAGATGTAATTGTTTCGGTTTTAGAAATTAGTTAAAAGTAATAAAATAGATGAATGTTTTAGGCAAAAATCCTAACGGGTTTAATCAGATTAGTCAAAGTGTATTAGCGGTAACGGTAAATGGCGTTGACCAAGTAAATGTATCAACATCTTCGGTATCGGTTAATACATCGTTAAATGTAATAAACTCAATAACGGCATCTATATTTAGTGGTTCGCAATTTAGTGGTTCGTTTAGTGGTTCGTTTACTGGAGATGCTAGTAAGTTATATAATGTAACTCAAATAGCAAGTGGTTCTATCTATGTAAAAGTAAATGAAAATAATGTACAAATAAGTGGTAGTACTCAAATTACTGGTAGCGTAAGAGTAACTGGTAGTGTATATGTAGAGACTGGTTCTTATTTTGTTGGAGATGGCTCTCAATTAAGAAATATAAATGCGGATTCAATTGGTGATATAAATAAAATTAAATCAGGTTCAGCACTTGCAGTAATTTCTCCCGATAAAGGATTGGAGATAAATACAAATACAATTATAACTGGTTCTTTAGTAGTAAGTGGTAGTCAAACTTTAACTGGTTCATTTAATCAATTAGGTAATAAAACTATAACAGGTAATCTTATTATTAATGGAACTGAAAACATAACTGGTAGTTTAAATGTAAGTGGTAGTGAAAATTTAATTGGCAATTTAACTATAACTGGTAACGAAAATATAAATGGAAATTTAGTTGTTACTGGTTCTCAAATAATAACACAAAATTTAACTGTAGCTGGTACTATTGTTTCAAATCAAATTGTAACAAACATAGTATCATCATCAGTAGTATATTCATCTGGCTCAAACATATTTGGTAATTCTGTAACAAATATACAACAATTAACTGGTAGTGTAAAAATAACAGGTAGTTTAATTGTAAGTGGTAGTGTTTATGTGGATAGTATTCCATCATCACTATCAAACCAAGTATTAGTAATTGATACAGCAACTGGTCAAATAGGTTCTAGATTTGCAGCCGCAACATCTGGTACATCTGGTACATCAGGAACATCTGGTACTTCAGGAGTAAGTGGTACATCTGGTAGTAGTGGTTCATCGGGAACATCTGGAAGTAGTGGTTCATCTGGTAGTACTGGTACAGCTGGTACAACGGGTTCGGCTGGAACATCTGGAAGTAGTGGAACATCAGGAACATCTGGTACAAGCGGTTCATCCGGAACATCTGGTTCATCTGGTACAAGTGGTACATCAGGAACATCTGGTACACGTGGTACATCAGGAACATCTGGAGTAAGTGGTAGTAGTGGTTCGTCTGGAAGTACTGGTTCTGCTGGTACATCTGGTTTGACTGGTACATCGGGAACATCTGGAGTAAGTGGTAGTAGTGGTTCATCTGGTAAAGATGGTTCATCTGGTACATCGGGAAGTAGTGGAAGTAGTGGAACAAGAGGTTCAGCTGGTTCATCTGGATTGACCGGAACAAGTGGTTCATCTGGGGTAACCGGAAGTAGTGGTTCATCTGGTAAAGATGGAAGTAGTGGTAAAAATGGTTCATCTGGAACATCTGGTTCATCTGGAAGTAGTGGAATAAGTGGTTCAGCTGGAACATCTGGCACAAGTGGAATAAGTGGGTCATCAGGAACATCTGGAACATCTGGTTCATCTGGAAGTAGTGGTTTAACTGGTGGTGGTGGTACATCTGGTTCATCTGGTAGTAGTGGACGTAGTGGTAGTAGTGGTTCATCGGGAACATCTGGTTCATCTGGTTCATCCGGCTCTACTGGTACAGCTGGTACATCTGGAGTTAGTGGTACAGCTGGTACATCTGGTATAAGTGGTTCATCTGGAGTAAGTGGAAGTAGTGGTACATCGGGATTATCTGGAACATCTGGTTCATCTGGTAGTAGTGGTTCATCTGGAACAACCGGCTCAACTGGAACATCTGGTTCATCTGGAAGTAGTGGTTCATCGGGAACAAGTGGATTATCTGGTGCGACTGGTACAAGTGGTCTAAGTGGTAGTGCTGGTTCATCGGGAACATCTGGTACATCGGGAACATCTGGAACAAGTGGTACATCTGGTAAAGATGGAGTAATAGGTTCATCGGGCTCTGCAGGTACATCGGGAACATCTGGTACATCAGGAACATCTGGTAGTAGTGGTTCATCGGGTTCAGCTGGTACATCGGGAACATCTGGTTCATCGGGTTCATCTGGAGCACAAGGTTCATCTGGTTCAGCTGGTACATCGGGAACATCTGGTTCATCTGGTAGTAGTGGAAGTAGTGGTTCATCTGGTACATCTGGCTCATCTGGAAGTAGTGGTTCATCTGGAGCACAAGGTTCATCTGGTACATCAGGAACATCTGGTACAAGCGGTTCATCAGGAACATCTGGAAGTAGTGGAAGTAGTGGTAGTAGTGGTTCATCCGGAACAAGAGGTACATCTGGAAGTAGTGGAACATCTGGCTCATCTGGATTAAGTGGTAGTAGTGGTTCATCGGGAACATCTGGTTCATCTGGAAGTAGTGGAAGTAGTGGAAGTAGTGGTTCGTCTGGTTCATCGGGAACATCCGGAACAAGAGGTACATCTGGAAGTAGTGGAAGTAGTGGTTCATCTGGTAGTAGTGGAAGTAGTGGTGCTACTGGAGCAAGTGGTTCGTCTGGTAGTAGTGGTAGTAGAGGTACATCCGGTACATCGGGAACGTCTGGCACATCGGGAACATCTGGTACATCTGGTAGTAGTGGTTCATCGGGTTCGTCTGGTTCATCTGGAACATCCGGTACAAGCGGTACATCAGGAAGTAGTGGTACATCAGGATCAAGAGGTACATCGGGTTCATCTGGATTATTATCTTTAAGTGGTGGTACTGATAATGGTGTAATAACATTAAATGGTACTGCACCAAATGCAACTGTTGAAAGTAATTTATTATTTGATGGTACTACATTAACAGTAACTGGAAATAAGACTGTTTCTGGAAATAGTGTTATGGGTGGTTTAACTGCAATTGGTAATACAACAATATATAAAGCTGGTGTAAGTGCACCAACAACGGCGGATAGCACAAATAATGCACATTTAGTATTAGCTGGAACTAACGCATTGGTTAGATTACAATTAGGTACACAAAACGTTTCACCATTTGCAGGATGGATTCAAGCATCATACGATAACACAGGTGGTTCGAATGGAGTAGAACCAATAACATTAAATCCTTTAGGTGGTAATATTAATATAAATGGTACAACTTATTATCTTAATAATGGTACATCAAACTTAAACGCATTAACATTAGCCGGTACTTTAAATGGTACAAACGCTGTGTTCTCATCAAATGTATCAGCAACCAATTTTTATGATGGAACTGGTACATTTAACGTAAACTTAGGTAGTGGTGGTTCTGAAGGTAGAGGTATTGCAGCTGGTTATAGTGGTGGTTCTTATGGTGGATTAGGATACAACGTTAGACATACTACAACAGGTGGTAGCTGGAGAGCACCATTAGCAGATACATCAACTTATTTATTATTTAATAGTGGATTTACTTTCTATAATGATGCAAGTACAACATTAAATAGATTTGCATCATATACTCAAATAGGTAGATTAGATGGTAGTGGAAACTTTACTATTCCTGGTAATATAACTGCTGGAATTCATTATGTGGGTAACGCAACAACTTATTATATTAATTCAACCACATCTTATTTAAACAATTTAAGTTTAGCTGGAAACTTAGTAGCAGCAGGTGGTATGTATTCATCTGGTGTTTATAACTATGCATTCTTACAAGTAACCGATACTAATAATTTCTGGATTACACCTGGAGCTAATAACTGGGGTTTATATTTTGAAACTACTGCTGGTGGATTATTGGGTGGTAGTGGTGATTCTAATAGATTAGGTTTTGTTGGTAGTGGTGTTGCTAGATTCTATGTAGATTTAAATAATGGAACTGGTTGGTTTGGTGGAAATTTAACAGCAGGTACAATTTATACTGGTGGTGGTTCTACATATTATATTAACGCTGGTACATCGTATTTAAACTCATTAACATTAGCAGGTAATTTAACTGCTAATACTGGAACTGTAATTGGAAATGTACTTTCATTTGGTAATAATAATTCACCTTTGGTTTATTGTGGCTTTAGTGGAGGTTATTTATATAATGGATTTGCATATTCATCAGTTTGGTCTAACTTAAGACATGGTGATTTAATAACATATGAAACATCGGCAAATAATTCATCTTGGACATCACAAACTATTACCGATTCAATTAGAAATACATTCTTAGGAGAAAAAGCTTCACCTTCATATGGTGGTGGTGGATTTAATATTGATGCTAGTGGTGGCGGTAGAGGTCAAAGATTTACATTTAGTATAGGATATAAAAACTTTGATATGTTCCATGTGGTAGGTAGTACCAATGGAGCAAATATTACAATTACAGTAGAAACATCAACAAATGGGGGAAGCAGTTGGAGTACCTCATTCAGTCACAACTGGAGTAGCTGGCCTGGTAATTTTACTAAATTCTATTCTTTATTTAATTCTGCTATCAATAGAATAAGGGTATCATTCTATAACACAGGTGGTAGTGGAAATGCTGGATCTGTAGCTGCACTTGCATACTATGGTGGATATAGTGGATATAACCAACCATATCATCAAGCCGTTTATGATTACGATTATTATAGAGCATATATTAGTAGAGATACAACAATTGGTGGAAACTTAACAGTTAATAGTAACATATATTTAGGTGGAGCAACAACATATTATTTAGGAAGTAATAATGCAAACTTAAAAACTTTAATAGTTGGTGGACAAGATAATGGTACTGCAATATTCTACCGCTCATCAAATCCATATTCAATTGGAGGTACTGATGCAGTTGTAACTATTTCTGATAGAAGTGGAGCAGACTGGGGATTATTTGTTGATAAGACTGGATTTGATTATGGTATTTATACAACTATATCATCCGGCGGTTCTTATGGATTTGCGGTTAATGATGGTAGTGGTTGGGTATGGAGAGTAAATGGAGCAGGTAATCAATTCTTTACTAATTATCTATCTGGCAATGGTAAACAAGCACTTGATACAACAGATAGTTATTTAAGATTAAATCAATCTAATGCATTTACTAATGGTACTTATACTCCATATAACTTTAGAGTAGATGGTAACCTTTATGTAGGTGGTGTAACTTATTACATCAGTAGTGGTGGACAGGCTAACTTAAGTTCAGCATATATTGGAGCACATTTATTTGACGCATTTAATACGGCAAATATTAGAATTAGAACATCTGGAAATAGTGATGGTGGTATCGTAGTACAAAATAGTTCTGGTGGCTTCAAATTCCAATTATATGGTGATAATAGTAATAACTATGGTTTCTTAAATGGTACGTGGGCAAGCTGGGATTTGAGAAAAAATCTGAGTGATGGTAACTTGTATATGAATAATAATAGTAGTTATTACTTGAATACAAATGGTACAAGTGTTTTAAATATATTAAGAACTAATCAAGTATCAACTCCATATCATAGTTTAACATCTACATTTAATGCACTTAACTATTCAACTGGAAACGGATATTTAATTACTACGAATATTGATTATGGTACTTTCAATATGCCAACGGTAATTATTGAGGGGTATGCATATGGAAATGCACAATCAATTAATTTACAAATTGTTTGGTACGCATATGCTGGTAATTGGACTAATCATTCATATATAAATAATGGTGATTGGGATCCTGGTACTGTAAGAATAGGTAGAAATGGTTCTGGTAAAGTATGTATTCACTTATCTAACAACATCTATTATGGTAGATTTAACGTAAGATGTATATACGACCAAGGTTCAGGATATTTGGAAAGTTGGGCTATTACAGATGCAACTTATACTGGTTTAAGTATAATAACAACTGTTCCAAAAAACTCAATAAATACAAACATTACTGGTTTAGCAACTTCTGAAACTTTACAAACTGTATCGGCAAGAGGTAATGTTGCTGATAACGATTTAATTACAAAAAATAGTGGATATCATTTTAGAGCAAGATATACTGATAACTCAAACATATATCATGCATCTCTTAACTGGTATGGTTTACAATTAGGTAATAATGGTGCAAACTATATAGTAGCAGGTAGGACCAATGCAAACGGCTACTTAGATTTCTATGTTAATAACACATCAGATTTTACTTCAATAAATGGACAACATGCGGTTAGAATTGATTCGGATAGAAGATTATATTCATATGTTGATACTCGTTCACCTATATTCTATGATTATGATAACGCATATTATAAGTGGGATGGTAATGGTACATCAATTGGTAATGTAATTCAAGCTGAAAGTTACTTTAGACAGAATAATGATGGTGGTACATTCTTAGTATCCGATGGTTCTGAATATAACAACTGGTTATTCCAAGAAAATGCTAGAGGCTGGGGTATATTTTATTTCAACAAAGGTTCACAAAGTGGACAAAGTTATGGTGCATACACTATGGTCGGTGCAGAAACTGTATTTGTTGGACAATCATCTGGACCGGCAATGCCTGGTTGGGTTGGATATAATACTAATAGTAAAGTAAATGCAATAATATCGCACTATAATGGTTCATTTTGGACATATGGTAGACAATATTCAGCAGATAGTATGCAGGCACCAACTTATTATGGTACTTCAAATGGTGCATATTATTTAATTACTGATGGTACTTCTAACCTAAATGCAGTTAGAGCATATTCATTACAAGGTAATGGAAACGTAGGTGGTACTGGGGCAGCATCTTGGCATCCATCTGGTATTTACTCAGCTGGTTATAACTGGTTGTATGGTGGTATTAGTGCTGGTGGTAGTGATGTAGGAAGTATAAACAATCTTACGGTAAATGGTTCTGGTTGGTATAACGCTAATGGTAATAACTCATCTTACTATGGTTCTATAACATTATGGAGTACTGGTAACGCTACTACTTCAATGATAATGTTTAAATACGGAGCAAACATTGGATTTGGTACGCATGGTTACCAATCGGACCAATATGGTACTTGGTTTGTAATGGATACATCTGGTAGAGCATGGGTATTCCGTAATGCATCAACTGGTACAAACGTAGGTTCATTAACAAACAATGGTGATTTCTATACAAATGGCGTTACTAATAGTAGTACTTTAATCTCACGAAGTTCTGTAAACTCAAATTACTACTATGATTATGGTGGAACATTTGCATTCAGAATTGGAAGTGCTACTGGTAATACAAGACATATTGATTTAGCAAATAGTACAACTGACCCATCAGCAGTTGGCTCTCAGACTGGTATTAGTTCTGGACAAAGAGGTGATAACCAACCATACTATTTTATGTATGTTAAATCTCCATATAATAATGGAAATTCAACCCATACAAGACTTTCGTTGGGATGGCATACCGGTTTGGAATTAGGTGGAAACCCTGCGTATGGTGGTACTAGATTTTTTGCAGACTCTCCCGGAGTTAATAGTAATGAAATTATGAGTATTGGTAGAGGTGATACTAATATAAGAATTAGTAATACTCTATTTGTTCCATATATTGTGGATAGAGATAATGGTGGATATTATATTGATATGAATGGTTCATCGTATATGAATACATTGACAATGGCCAACACAATCTATTCTTATAACTGGTTTAGAAGTTATAATGCTACTGGTTGGTATAATGAATCATATGGTGGTGGTTGGTTTATGCAGGATTCTACATGGTTAAGAACATATAATGGTAAGAACATTTATTGTGATGCATATATTAGAGCACAAGGTTCATTCAGAGTAGGTAGTGAATATTCTATTTGGGGAACATATGGTTCGTATAGTTCATATATTAGTAGATTAGCATATGTATCCTTTGACTGGAACGCAACATATGATACTTATCCAAATCACGGATATGCATCTACGGATTATAATGGTTCATTCACCGATTCAGTTTCATTAAACTCATTTAATGATATTACATTGAGAGTTGATGCGAATAACAATAACACTTATTCGTATTTGAGATTGATGGATAACTCAACTGGTGATAACACATTCACTTACATGAGTGGTGAGAATGGTAATCCAATTGCATATTTCTATAATAGAATGTATTCTGGTGTTATGTATAATAGATACGATAGTTCTAAATACTTAGACCGTTATACTGGAGATTATACATCTTGGTATATGGGTGGTTCTAATAATGGATATTCTGGATGGAGAGTTGATGGTAGTATGGCATTGATGATACATACTGCTGGTGCTGGTGCACCTTGTGGATTCTGGCATCCTTCATATGGTTGGTCTTTCTTAGCATATTGTAATGGTAACGTTTATTTAGCATACGCAGCTGGTTGGAGAGCATATACTACTGATTGGGGATTGTATATTAGTGGTGATTTGAGAGCAAGTGGTAACGTAATTGCATATTATTCTGATATTAGACTTAAAGAAAATATAGAAACAATTCCTAACGCTTTAGAAAAAATCCAAAAGCTTAGAGGAGTTACTTATGATTGGAATGATGAAAAAGTAAATATTAATAGTAAGCGTGCTGGAACTAGAGATATTGGATTGATTGCACAAGAGGTTGAGGCAGTTGAACCATTATTAACAACGGAATACCAAACTCAACTTACTCACCAAGATTCTAAAAACGCAATGGATGCGGTTGATTTTGTTCCTGAAATGTCTCCAATGTATAAAACTATCAAATACGATAAGATTACAGCATTATTAGTTGAGGCAGTTAAAGAACTAAAAGCTGAGTTGGATGAGGCAAGAGCTGAGATTAGAGAGTTGAAAAATAAAAACTAATATATTTATATAAAATAACAAAACTATGGCATTCGAATACAAATGGTCATTAACAGGACTTAGAAAACAAAATACATCTGATTTAGCGGATGTTATCGTTGGTACGAATTGGAAAGTTGAAGCTACCGATGAAGAAGGATATACAGCTACATTTACAGGAGGAACTCCTTTTGAAGTGCAAGATTTAAATCATGATGGATTCATTGATTACAAAGATTTATCTGAAGACCTAATATTGGGTTGGGTTAAATCATATGTAAGTGGTTCAGATTCACCACATCCTCATTATTGGCAGCATGTAAATGAGCAATTAACTAAGCATATCGATACTATAAAATGGGAAAAGCAAGAAGTTGGACCTAAGAATTTTCCTTGGTCTGACGCATCTGGTAGTAATATACCTGATGCACCTCCTGTATAATATACCAAAAATATATTATTTTGAATGTCCAAAGTATAGTTTAATAAAATAAATTATGTTTTGGACATTTTCTTTATATTTATATAGGTAATATTGTACATACTCAATATTAGCATTTTAAAACATAATAATCGGAGAAATAACATGGCAGAAAGAATTGTATCCCCTGGTGTATTTACTAGAGAAAACGATTTATCATTCCTTTCTCAAGGAATCGGTGAAATCGGAGCAGCATTTATAGGACCTCTAAAAGAAGGACCTGCATTTGTACCTACAATCGTAACAACTCAATCAGAATTTGAGGAAAAGTTCGGTAAAGTAGACGGAACATATTATACTGAATACGCAGTACAAAATTATTTAAGAGAAGCTGGACAAGCTACTATCGTAAGAGTTGCAGGTATCGGAGGATACTACCAAGCAGCACCATTGGCAATAGTTGCTGGCGGTAAAATAGCTGGTGTATTATACTCAACTTCAAACGGATTCCAAAACTATGGTTTTACTGGAGGAAGTGCAACTGGTACATCTGGTTCATTTGTAATTACTGGAGCAACCGGTAGTGCAACGAATGTATCAGCATCAACAGTAACATCAGCTACAAATGATTTATCAGATGTATTTGGTGAATCTCCACTTGGACCAAAAGAAGCATACACTTATGTTTACTTTGAAAATGCAGCAAATAGTTTACCAACCGCTAGTATATCTAGTATTGTATTACCTACACAGGTTTATACATTTGATGCACAACCTGCACAAACTCCAATGGTTACCTCTCAATTGATTAGTGGTGTAAGATATGACCTTTTCAAATTTGTAACTTTAGGTGATGGTGCAAATTATAATACTAAATTTAAAGTTGGTATTTCTAATGTAAAGGCAGCTGGTGAAGATGGCGGTACTGATTATTCAACTTTTACTGTAACTATTAGAAGTTATTCTGATATTGATAAGAGAAAGAGTGTTGTTGAAACATTTAACAATGTAAACTTAGACCCTGCTTCTCCAAACTTTATAGCTAGAAGAATGGGTGATTCTTATATTACAATTGATGCTGCTGGTAAAATCACACAAAATGGTGATTACGCTAACAAATCAAAATATGTAAGAGTTGACGTAGCAATAGCTGGTTCATATCCTATATCAGCAGCACCATTCGGACATGCCGCATATATAAATCCAATTGAAACAGCAGCTGGTGATGTAACTAAAGTACCTGCAGTTGTATATCAAACAGGTTCAGCAGCTAACACAGCTGGTTCTCCAATCTATTATAGTGGATTTGATTTTGAAGGTGAGGGTGTATCAATTGATAACGCTCAATACTTAAAACCAATTCCTAATGAAGCAGTATCAGGTTCAAACGTTGTTTTCGGATTTGATTCTCAATTATCATACCAAATGACTGGTTCAAAAGCAGTTGATATGGTTAAGAGACAATTTGTATTAGCATTCCAACAAGGTTTTGATGGTACTAACCCAATCACACCAATAGCTAAAGCTGGTGATGCAAATTGGAACAATGCAAATCAGCAAGGATTCAATTGTTCAACTTCAGCAGCATCTGGTTCAGCAGCATATACAAAAGCAATTAACGCAATTTCTAATCCTGATGAGTGGGATATCAATATGGTGGTAACACCGGGTCTAAACTATCAAAGCCATCCAGCAGCTGTTCAAGCAGTTATTGATATGGTTGAAGATAGACAAGATGCATTCTACATAGCTGAATTTTCTGATTATGATGCAACAATTGCAGATGTAACTGAAAAAGCACAAGGAGTAGATTCAAATTATGTTGGTACTTACTATCCTTGGATTAAAACAATTGATACAAATACAAACAAATTAACAATCGTTCCTCCATCCGTATTATTACCAGCGGTTTACGCAAGTAATGATAGATTGGCGGCAGAGTGGTTCGCACCGGCTGGTTTGAATAGAGGTGGTATCACTGGAGCAGTTAGTGTATTGAATAGATTAACACATGCAGAGAGAGACACTCTATATGAGAACAAAGTAAACCCAATCGCAGCATTCCCTGGACAAGGTATTGTAGCATTCGGACAGAAGACATTGCAAGATAAGGCTTCAGCATTAGATAGAATCAATGTAAGAAGATTACTTATCACAATGAAGAAGTTCATCGCTTCAACATCTCGTTATTTAGTGTTCGAACAAAATACATCTACAACTAGAACTCGTTTCTTAAACACTGTAAACCCTTATTTAGAGGCTATCCAACAAAGACAAGGTTTATACGCATTCAAAGTTGTAATGGATGAAACTAACAACACACCGGATGTAATCGATAGAAATGTATTAGCAGGACAAGTGTTCTTACAACCGGCAAAGACGGCTGAATTCATCGTAATTGATTTCAACATCTTACCAACGGGAGCATCTTTCAACGCATAATTTGAAAATAAAGGAATTAGATATTTATTAATATAAAATAAAAGGAACAAAAATGGCAGAAATATTAGAATTTGATAAGATGTTCTATACGAACTTCGAACCTAAAATGAAGAACAGATACATCATGGAAATTGATGGTATTCAATCATATTTAGTAAAAGCTGGTAACAGACCTCAAATTAACTTTGAGAAAGTAACTTTAGACCATATCAACGTTAAAAGACAGTTGAAAGGTAAAGGTGAGTGGCAAGATTTAGAAATCACTCTTTATGACCCAATCGTTCCATCTGGAGCACAAGCGGTAATGGAGTGGGTGAGATTATCACATGAATCTATTACTGGTAGAGATGGATACGCTGATTTCTACAAAAAGGATATCGATATCTATATGTTGGGACCAGTCGGCGATAAAATAGAACAATGGAAACTTAAAGGAGCTTTCATTCTTCAAGCTAACTTTGGTGATTTAGATTTCACTTCAAACGAAGTAGCAACTATCACTTTAACATTATCTTATGATTACGCTATCTTAGAATACTAATCTAAAAATAATAAAAACAATCAGGGGATACCAAAATATCCCCTTTTTTGTGCTTTCTAATTTTTTAAAAACTATGTATTTATATATACAAACTTAAAACAAGTAAAGTTATGACAGACAAAGTATATGATTTTCCAACGGAAGTATTAGACCTTCCATCTCAAGGTAAAGTATATCCACCAGAACATCCATTATCATCTGGGCAAATTAGAATTAAATTAATGACTGCAAAGGAAGAAGATATTCTTTCTTCATCTAATCTTATTAAAAAAGGATTAGCAATTGATACATTATTTGAATCTATTATAGTAGATGGTATAAAATCGGATGATATTATTATTGGTGATAAAAACGCTATCCTTTTAGCAACTAGATTATTAGGATATGGTGCAGAATATAATTTACAATTCTTTTCATCTAAAAAAGGTGAAACTATTAATGTAAATTTTGATTTATCTACAATTCAAACTAAAGAGGTTGATTTTTCAATATTCAAAAACAAAAATGAATTTGATTATACAACACCAAGTGGTACTAAATTAACATTTAAGATATTAACACATGGTGATGAAAGATTAATTGATAAAGATGTAGAGGCTCTTAAAAAAATAAATAAAGATGTATCATCTGAGATTAGTACTAGATTGAGATATATGATTAAATCAGTTGATGGTAAGAATGATTTAGCAACTATTAACAAATTTGTAAACAATATGTTAGCTAAAGATAGTAGAGCATTAAGAGAGCATATTAAGAGTATGTCACCTGATATGAATATGAAATTTGAATATACTCATGAAGATGGTGAGGTGGAGGAGGCGCCTATTTCATTAGGAGTAGGGTTTTTTTGGCCTTCCTACCAATCATAGTATAAATCTACATTCGCAGATTTTTGATATGGTTAATTATGGTAATGGATTTACTATGATGGAACTATACAAAATGCCAACCCGATTAAGGTTATTTTACTACAATAAACTGGTGGATTCTAAGAAAAAAGAGAATGAACAAATAAAATCATCACAAAGACAATCAAAAGTTAGGATAAAGAGATAATTTCTCCAAATCCTAACTTTTTCGTTTATAGGATATTTATTATCGTATAAGTAAACAAATTCAATATGAAAAAATACAAATTATCAGAGGGAAATATTAATGAATTTTGGGAATTATTTTTTAAAAAGAAAAAAACTCCATATGAAATTCAAAAAATAGTAGATAATGACCCTATATTAAAAAAATTACAAGCGGATTATGATAAAATTGATGCATCTACTGGCCCTATATTACATAATATCAAAAGTAGAAATCCTGAAATTTATGATAAATTAGCTAAAATTGGATTAGTACCAAAAAATATATAATCCATTTAAAGAATAATTAATGGCAGATTCCAAAAATAGTAGAGAATTAAACGAATTGCTTAAACAGCAAGGAGAACTTCAAACTCGCTTAAATGAGCAAATAAAAGCTGCCGCAGTTCTTAGTGGTAGGGAAGCTCAAGAAATGGAAAACAAAATAGCTAGTACTAAAATACTTTTAGGATTAACTGAAGAAGAAGCTAAAAAAAGACAAAAAGCATTAGACCAAAATGAAAAAAGACAAGCTAAGATTAATGCATTAAAAGAAAAAGAAACTGCTCATCAAAAGGAACTTAATGATATGATTGATGAGTATGCAACATCCATTTCAAAAATGAGTCCTCAACTCCAAAAAGCTTTACAAATAAATACTCAACAAAAAGGAGTATATGGTACACTTAATGCATTAATGGTAGAACGTAAAAAAAATGAAATAAATTTATCCGAAGAAGAAAAGAAAGCAAGTGATATTCGTCTTGAAACAATGGGTAAGGTAAGTGAAGAACAATTACAAGTAAATTCTGATTATATTGAACAATTGAATAGTATGTTTGGTATAAAGAAAGTGGATATGGAACGAGTACAATTGTTAGCAAAAATAAAAGATTTAACTGGAGAAGAAAGAATAGCAGCAGAAAAATCATTTGAATTAGCAGAAAAGAAAGAACATCAATTAGAACGTTTAAAGGAAATTGAAGAAGAAACAAGTGATTTAGCCGGAGAATTACCAGAATCATTAACATCTGCAGGACATGCAGCAAAAAAATTAATGGGTGCACTTATAGCAGGTTCTCCTATATTATTATTATTTACGGCAATAGGACTTGCAGTTGAAGATTTTTTAGAATTAGATAAAGCAGCGGGCAAATTTAGAGAGGATACTGGATATACAAAAAAGCAAACATATGAAATAGAACATTCAGCCCATGTAATTGCAGTAGAGTATGGAAAGATGGGAGTACATGCTGCTACGGTATATGAAATAACAAATCAACTTAAGAATGAATTTAGTGATATAGCTCAATTTAGTGAAAGTACTGTAGCAGCGTTATCAATAATGACAACTAATTTAGGTATATCCGAAAGTGAGGCAGCTAAAGTGCAATCGGTATTTGAACAAGTATCTGGATTATCACAAGAAACGGCAGCTAGTGTAGGATTACAAGTAGCTAGTATGGCAGAGATGGCTGGTGTTTCTCCTAAAGAAGTATTGGAGGATATTTCAAAAAGTGCTGGAATTACATCAAAGTATTTTCATGGTGATGTTAATTTACTTAAACAACAAGTAATAAAAGCACATCAATTAGGACAAGAACTTGAAGATGTTGAAAAGACTGCTAAAGGCTTATTAAATTTTGAAGAAAATATTGGAGATGAATTAGTAGCAGCAACTTTTGTTGGTGGACAATTTAATTTATCACAAGCAAGAGGTTTAGCCGCAGCAGGTAAAATGGTTGAAGCGCAAGACGAAGTATTAAAACAAATTCAGAGAAGTGGTGATTTCACAAAACAAAGTGTATTCACTCAAGAGGCTTTAGCTAAGGCATCTAATATGACTGTTGAAGAAATTAATAAGCAATTATCAATTAGAGAAAAATTAGCAAATCTTAGTGATGATGAAAAAGCTAAAGCTACAGCTGCTATAAACGCAGGATTGGATATAACTCAATTAAATGAAGAACAATTAAAGCAAAAGACAGAGGAATTTGCATTAAATACACAAATACAATCATCTCAAGACCAAATGAGTAATGGATTGAAAGCAATTGGTACTCAAATTGGTGGTTTATTATTAAAACCAATGCAACTATTGGCAAATGTATTTGAATTTATAGCACAAAACTCTGCTGTACTTTACGGACTTATGGGTGCTCTTGGAGTTGGTGCATATTTTTATTATCAATCCGTACAAAAAGCAGCAGCTGCAAAAGCGTTGGAGGCAACGATGCAAAGTGCAATATTGAAAGCTCAATATGAACAATTATTATTATCAGAAAGTCAAGCAGCATTAAATACAACCGCAGTAGGTGCTGAGGTAAGTAAAACTGCTGCAAAAGAAGCTGGAGTAGTTGCATCTGGTGTAGAATTAGCAGGTGCACCCGCTAGAATAGGAGCAGCTGCTACAGAGGCAGGTATAAAAGAACAAAGTGCAATTGCATCTATTTTTGCTGGAAATGCCTGGATGGGACCATTAGGTTTATTGGCAATTGGTGGTATACTTGGATATTTAGCATCATCTTTAAGTAAGGCGGGAGATGTAATGTCACCGGCAGATGGTAAAACTGTAGTATCAACTAAAGAGGGTGGTTTATTTGAATTATCTGCAAATGATGATTTAGTAGCAGCGCCTGGTGCAGCAGCTGCATTATCTGGTGGTACTGGTGGAGGTGGTGTACAAATGAATTTAGCAGCATTATCAGCACCACTAAACTCAATGATTAATGAAATAAAAGCACTTAGAGCAGATTTAAATGCAGGTAAGATATCTGTTTATATGGATGGTTCTAAAGTTACATCTGGAATTACTAAGCAAGTTGAAAAGACAAGTAGAAATAGTTTTAATTTAGCGTAAACATAGAATAACATGCCATCATTACAAGAATTATTTAAATCTAAAAAGTTAAGCAATAATCAAACTGCTCAACAAAAGTATGATATTCAAAATAGCAAAGAGAATAAACCTACTTCTGCAAATCCATTGATGAACGCAGTGGCATTTCCATTACAACAAATAGCAAGAAGAAATTTATCTACAAGAGGTAGAGAAACTAGATTTGAGGAAGGAATTACTGGATTACGAATATTAAAAAATGTAGCATCTCCGATTATATATGGTACTGATATTATTAGATTAAAAACTCGTACTACAACGGATTTGGATACAATGAAATCGGTTGCAAACGGAGCTGGTGCTGGTGGTGTTCTTAGTGCATTTGCAAATAAGATTAAAAGTTTTGTATCAAGCAAATTAGGATTACCAAGCAGTTTAATACCAAGTAATTTAAAATTAGAATCCGATACGTTTAAGTACACCACTCCGTTTGGATATTCGGAATATTTTAGCAAAGCAAAAAAAGATGCAGCAGGTAGCTTACTTGGAAAATTTTTAAATCAAGCTGCAAAAGGTACTCCAAATCAAATGGGTAATCAATTAATTGGTGGGGCAACTCAAATGGTTAAAGATAAAATCAAAAAAGGATTATTTGGAGAATCAACAATAGGATTGGCAACTGGAGGTACGGCAACAGGCGTTAATGAAGATGGTAAATTGATTGTTTTTAGAAAAAATAAGCAAGGCAATAAAGCATATGTAAAAAATAGTACTGAGCTATTTAATTTTACTCGTTATAAATACAGTTCAAATACTCCATACTCAGCTAAATTTTATGTAGACACAGAAACTGATTATTTAAAACACTATTTAGAGCAAGTTGGTGTTGGGGAAGCACAAAAAGATTTTACTCCGTTGAGTACTACAATTTTACCAAAAAAGCCAACCGCAATAAAATATATAAATGATTATTCCGCTACACCATATTCAACCGGTAAAAATGGAGTAATTGGTACTCAAAATGAGTATGGTGACTATGTAGTGGAAAATTCATTAGGTACTAAACGAGGATTTTCATATAACGAATTATATAAAGATACTGACGATAATGTTATAAAAGCAAGGGTTGGTAACTATGCGGATGCATTAAATAATTTAGTAGCTTTTAGTGAAGCTGATGAAGCTAAGCAAACGTTATTTGAAAAAAATATAGATTTTATACCATTAAAATTTTATTCTGTTGCAAAGAAATCGCTTGTTATGTTTAGAGCAACAATAAGTGGATTTAGTGAAACACTTAGACCTACTTGGGAGCCAGGCAAATTTGTAGGAAACCCATTCAATTACTACACATACAGTGGAATAGAAAGAACAGCAACATTTAAATTTAAAATATATTCATTATCAGCTGGTGAACATATAGCAGCATGGCAAAGAATTAAATTCTTAACATCATTAGTATATCCACAAGGATATAATAGTCCTGCCAAATATGTAGTACCTCCATTTATAAAATTTACTTTAGGAGATTTATATCACAAAAAAGAAGGATTTATAGAATCATTAACATATACTGTAGATGATAATTATTCTTGGGAAACCGGACTTAATGCAATACCTGGTGATTCTGCAAACGGAGCTATTGGACAAAAGGAATTAACAAATTATAAATTACCAATGATTATAGATGTTGATATATCTATAAAATTTGTAGAATCTGCGGCATCTCATGGTAGTGAAACAAAAGGAAAAGATTCCAATGGAAAGGATATAACTATATTTAATCCAGGAAGTAATTTATATGCATATGGTAAGAAAGCAGATGATGCAAAAAAGAACATAGATAGTGGAGGTAATCCAAAAACAAATACAGCGGCATCTCAACCAAAAGCTAAAGATGGTGCTAAAAAAGAAAATCCTGTTAAGCAGACAAATACTAAAGTTGATACAAAAACTGCCACTGGTAAAAAAGAATATATTTTAGATGGTAAACAAGTTAGTCAATTATTTTTAGAAACAGCAGCAGGAATAAAACATTAATAGAATATGACAGGTAGATATCAAAATAATAGAACTAAAAAAACAATTGATGGCAGAGAGGTATATCAATCAAAAATATATCCTAATATTCCATTAAGAGATGATGATATATATGTAGCAACTGAAACTGGTGATAGATTAGATTCACTTGCATATCAATTCTATGAAGATGCATCTCTTTGGTGGATTATTGCAACTGCAAATAATATACACAATGCTGTATTTGGTTTTGAGGATGGGACAATATTAAGAATACCACAAAACTATTTAGAAATAATAAATAATTTTAATAGATAATATGTGGCCTAAGCTATCAAACATAGAAGCAAATATCGCTTACAAAATAAAGAATAGAAATAATGTAGCAGCTAGTACATTGAATTGCTGGGTGAGAGTTATTTCTGGAGCAAATGCTGGGCTTATATTTGAATCTCATCCCGATTATCCAATATTTTCATTAAATGGAGAAGCATCTGTTTATGGAAACTCAAATACAAGTGGAACTGTTGGAAGTGATTGGAATGGTAAAATAGTATCTACTAAAGCTGGTAGAGCATTAAGGCCAAGACCAATTATAACTGGTTTGACTGTTAAAGAAGGTCATGACCAAATATCAAGAGAGGTAAGTTTAAAAATAAAATGTTTTACATTAGAACAATTAGAATTGATTCAAGAATATTTTATGGAGCCTGGTTATACTCTTTGTATAGAATTTGGATGGAATACTCCAAATGCATCATGGGGTATCATTGATAGAAAAAAAATATTATCCGATGGTGTTACTTCTAATTTAAACCAAAATAAATTACATGAAAAACGAATTAAATCAAATGGTGATTATGATTCTTTTTTAGGATTTATAGTTGGCGGTAATATTAATAATGCAGATGAGACGTATGATGTAGAAGTATCTTTAAGAGGGTCTCCATCATTACCTACATTTATGCAATCGCATAATTTACCATTAAAACAAGATGGTAACGGAGATATTAACTTAGTAACAAATAATACAGGCCCATATCCATATCCATCAAGCGAAGCAGAAGATGAAGATGCAACCGCATTAGACCGTAGATTTAAAGCAATGTTCAATGATTTACCAACATTTAGACAAACCCAGAATGTAAAAGATATACTAACGGATGGTAAAGTAAAGATAACTGAGCTTGATTTTATAAATTTTGATAAAGTAGTTAGTAATTCGGTAAATTCATTTGCAAAACCAGCCTGGTACAAATTTTGGAAAAGTGATGAAGTTGATGTAAAATCCGTTGCCGGTGATATTCCATTAGAAAAGGATAAGCTATTTTCAACAAATAGATATATTAGACTTGAATTGGCTGTAGCAATATTAAATAGAATTGGAGTTATTGAAGCATACACAATGGGAAACGAAAGTATTGATTTAAGAATTGATATTTCAAATTCTGTTATTGGTGCATTTCCAAAAATATTTTCAACAAAAGCTGATAAACTTTTAATAGCAGGTAATTTACCTGAATTTAGTAAATATTTTTTAAATGTAAATGATGTAAGCCAACAAGAGTTATATGATAGTAACTTTATTGGACTTGGTGTCCCATTTGTTGAAAGTAGTGCATTAACTTCTGAAATTGTAAAAGGGTATAGTGAAGAGGCTGAACATTGGGGGTATTTAAAAAACTTATATGTAAATTTTGATATGTTCAAAAATAAAATTGAACAAAAAAATAAAAATATAAGAGAAATATTTTTAGATATTTTAAACGAAATGTCTTCTGCAGTTAATTCATATTGGAATTTTCAAATAGTAGAAATGCAAGATGAAAATGGAAATATAAGTAAAGAAATTGAAATAAACGCATTTTCAGTTCCTATGCTAAATCCTATGAATATAACAAATCCAATAAAAATAACTCAACTTGAAAGTACAAAAACTACTATACGATTGGGAGTTATTGATGAAAATTGGATAGGAAAACCATCAACAGCAGAACCAATTCGTACATTCTATCACAATGGTGCCAATTGTACATTTTTAGAATCAAATTTGGAATTGTCTATACCGGGTGAAATGACTAATCAAATTGTTTCTAGAAGATTAGATGTAGTAACAAATCCTGACACACCAATAACCGATGTTGGTGGATTTTTTAATGCAAGTGTAGATTTATTTTTAAAAGAAGTAGTAGCAGGTGGTAGTGACAGACCGGCAACTACCGAAAATGCAGCTAGTGCACCTCCTCCTGAAGAAGATAAAACACTAGAAGACTTAAAAAAAGCAAAGGAAGACTTAAAAATTACTACCAAAACTGAATCGTTTGGAGTGGGTTCTCCTGGAATAACAGCATATTATAATGAAGATGGAAGTACAGCATCAGCTGAATCTGTGGCTGCATACAAAGCAATAGAAAAGGAAATTAGCGCAAAGGTAAAAGAAACAGGAGAATTACAAAAAACAACTCTTACCAAAAATTTAGATAAACTTGATGTAGTACCAAATCCAAGCATAAATACACCATTAGCATTAACAGATGGTAGTATTACAGCTAAAGATGAATTTAATAAGAATTTTATAATATATTGTTTTAATGATACTTCATTTTTTGATAAAATAAAAAATAAAAATTTCTTTTTAAAAAAACCAACAGATAATTTAGTAAATGAAAACGGAGGAGTTGATAAGAGATTATCACAACCATTGCCAATAAAATATAGTTTTAAAATATTAGGAACAAGTGGATTGAGACGAGGTGATATGTTTAATATAATTGGAATACCTGCAAAATACGCAAAATATGGATTGTTTCAAATAACACAGGTAGAACACACTATTGAGAATATGAATTGGTTTACTGAAGTAAAAGGAGAATATAGACAAATACAATAATATGAGTATATATAATGTAATATATAATAGAATTAATAGAAGTAAAATAAATCAATTTGAAATTCCTACTATAACATCATATGTCCCATCTCCAATAGATACAGATTATACAACTGGATATATTACTAGATATTTTATACAAAAATCAAATGATAAAAATTCGGCTGTACGTGAGATATCAAAAACGGGATATCAAGAATTTATAAACAATAACTTTTATATTGTAGTTGCATTGGATTGGAAATTGTCTGGTACTGATGAAGAAATAAAAGAAGCAAATTTAAAATCGGTAAAAAGAGCAGCTAAGGTATTACCAGCGATTCAACTTTATTTACCATACCTTTTACAATTTAAAAAATAATTTGGTAATCTAAATTATTATTCGTATATTTACATATTATATGGGGATGCCATGGACTTGATTGCAATGAGAATGGTAGTACCACACGTAGACAGAAGTGCTAGATGTCTTTAAATCTGTACAAAACAATAACTGACGAAATGTCAACTATGACCTTTGATTCTATGATGGAATTCATTGGTGCATCTGAGTACGCATACGCTGCTTAGTTCATTCCGCATCACTCGTGGAACATTTAAATAGAAGTGAACAAAACGGAGCTCTACCTATCGGCTCTTAAAAACTGATAGGTTGGTGGAAAGCTGTACTAAC